GCCGCGGCGCGGGCTGCGCTCGGCGGAACACCGCTTTAGCTTCGTCATACGCCGCTTGCACCAGTGCCACGGCTTGCTGCTGGTTCTGGGGAAGCCCCCGTTCCTGCAGAAGTCCTTGGGCAAACCGACGAACAGCACCCGACATTTGGGCGTAGTCGGGATCCGTTCGCTGGATGCCGGCTTCCCAGGTGTCGACAGCGTTGCGGATATGATCCACTTGCTGCGTCTGCTGGGTTTGGGTCGCCACCTGTTGCGCGTCGTTGAGGCGAGCTTCCGCTTGCGCGGCGCGGTGCCGCGTGCGCGTCAGCTCGCGAGCGGTTGCATCGTCGATCAGCCCTTCGTCGACCTGGGTTTGCAGATCGGAGCTAATACGCAGACCCAAGACTTCCTGGGCGGCGAGCACATAAGGTGTGACACCGTCGAGAAAGCCCTGGTAATCGCCGCGCCGCAGGGCGGCACCCACCCCCAGGAGCTGGTTGACATCTTCCGGTGCCAACTGGTGCTGCTGAAGATAGCCCTGCAACTGCCGGTGCTGTTCCAGCTCCGGCTGTACTGCCTCGAAGCTCTGACGAGCCTCGTTGCGCTGCGATAGCAGTTGCTCGAAACGCCGCCGGGTTTCCGGCCGGAGCTTTTTGAGATCAGCCTCGGTCGGGTCGGCGAGTTCAGGTGGTTTGGCATCCGGCGGGGGTGTCCCCTCGCCCGTAGCCGCTGCCTGGTCCTGGGAGGTCTGGTCCTCGGTCTCGGTCTCCGCGTCGGTAGCGTCCGAGGGGAGGGCCGATTTCTCGGGCCTGGTCTCCACGACCGTCTTGACTACGGCAAGTAGCCCTTCACGGTCTGACTGGCGGCTGTCGCCTGACGATGGCGATGTTACGTCGGGTGCGCTTGACGGCGGCGCATTACTGTCGGGCGCCGGCGATGGCTGCGCCGGTGCTGAAGGTTCGGGTGCGCCTGACGAGGGCGCCGCTACGTCTGGGGTCGAGTTGTCGTCCGACAAGGTCTTGCCGATCCTTGTGTTTCGGCAAGAACTTATGTTCTTTTGTAGGGTGTGTGTCTAGCGTTTTGTCTTGCGCAAGACAACCGGGAAGGGGACACTACAAACGTCGCGGTGGCGTGGGGAACACGACTAAGAAAGTGTCGGCCGGCACGGATCGACCGGAACGCGCGCCGACGGGCGCATATCCGGCCCGCGGCTTACGAGATCGGTCTATCGGGCGCTGCCCGCCTCGACAAACAATTTCCGGACCACATCGCACGGCTCCAGCACCGCCAGCACCTTGCCGTCAGCCAGCCAGATCACGCACTTCGCCGCGCGATTGACCACTCGCACCCCAATCTCCGGCCTATCATGCAGCGACGTAATCTGTGACGGAGCGACATGCACCGGACCGCCGTCGGCCCGGTGCAACAGCACCAGGACCAAGGCAGCGGTCAGCAGGATCATGGCGTCGGGAACCCCGGGTTGCTGGTGGCGCCGCGCGGCATGCCGCCGCCCAGGCCGGGACGGTTACCGTTGCGGCCGTAGACCTGAAGCGGCGGCACCCGCGGTCCCAGCGCCCCCGCGGTCCCGGGACCGGTCATCGCGTTGGTGGCGCCCACCGGTCCCTGCGCGTTAGGATCGGCGCCGGGGTCAGGCGGCCGGGGAGGGCCGCGTCCGGCCCCCTCGGGGCCACCCTCGCCCGCCGGTCCCCCCTCGGGACCGGCGGGCGGGGCTGGCGGGCGCCCCATCAGTTGGTTCAAGGCTTCCATGCTGGGGACGCCCTCGGAGAAGGCTTCGCTGAGGTCGAGGCTGTCGCCCATCCGGTTGATCAACTGGCGAGCCAGCCACTCCGGGTTGATCCCCGGGATGCGCTGCAGGAGGGGCACCAGCTGGGTCAGCATCTGCACGTCCTGCTGCCGGTCGGGCGGGCCGTTGGCACCCACATCGACTTCCAGCCAGACGTTCTCGGCGACGGTCTGCTTGTCCAACATCGGCCACACCGCGCCGGGGCCGACGATCTTGGTGACGGTTTCCTGGCTGACGTTGAGGACCAGGATCTGGGAAGCCGCCTGGGCCATCTCGGTCATCACGTCGTTGATGTCGTCGATCGTCGAAGTCAGGTCGGTGTTCTGAGAAAACTGAGCGACCGAAACCTCGGTTGCCGTGGCGTTCGAGGTAGTGCCTTGATCGGCTTGGTCGGACCCCAGGACCCGAAGGACATCCTCAAAAACCGGACCCGTATCGTAAACCGCCGCATCAATCGGCGGCATATGGATGACCTGCAATACGTCGTCGATTTTCTGCCCCGGGGCCAGGGCGTTGAGCTCCAAAAGCGCGTTGGCCGGATGAGTTCGGAGTTTTTCAAGATCGGGCTCCTCAAGCAACCCCGCCGCGACCGCAGTTTTCGGGCGATTAGCCCGGCGGTGTTCTCTAAGACCCTGACGCGCCCGGTTAAGCTCCAGCTGCATGTCGCGCACCAGGTCGATGTCCGACTGCGGGAAGAGGGTTTTTTCATCGTAGCCCTCGTTGAGGACGATCGAGAACCACGGCCAGAAGCGGGTGGTCTGGGTCTCCGGCGGCGCCGGTTCCTGCAGGAAGTCCGGGTAACCATCACAGACGACGTACACGCTGCCGTCCTTGCGGTTGTAGATCTCCCACACGCAGGCGAGACACGGTGTCACCAGACCGTCACTGTCACCGCTGCCGGCGTAGTAATGCTGCTCGCCCGAGGGCTCGTAACCGGTGGTCTGACCCTGCTCGTTGTAGGCGGTATAAGAAGTGCCGACATCGACCATGTAGATTTCTTCGATCTCGTCTTCGGTCAGCAAATACTCTTGCGCCACCCAGTCGGCACCGAGAAAGCCTTTCAGGGTGCGGCAGCGCGGGTCGGGGATGATCGCGGTGCTGTCGGGATAATCGAAGGTGAGACCTTCCCGCACGATCAGCTGGCCCTCTTGGGCCAGGCTTTGGATCGCGATTTTCAGGCTCTCGGCGTCGGCGCTGTCGGGCTGGATCTCGTCATCCGAGAGATCGCCGGCCAGGCGCTCGATGTTGGCCAACCGCTCCGACATATCGGCGATCCGGTGCTCGACCTCGGGCGCCATCTGCATCGCCCGCTGAAACCCTAACTTAACGTAGCCGACCCCGGTGATGATGCTCCTGCGGATCGACATCTTCATCGACTGCTTGAAGGAGTGATTTTGCTCCTGGATGTTGTACTCGTAGAGCAGTTCTAAAGTACGCCCGACCTTGGCGGTGATCTGGTCGAACTGCTTGACGGTAGCCGCGTCCTGCAGGATCGCCATCGAGTTGGGATCGGGCGGCATGCCGGACTGAGCGGCGAACTGCATCGATTGCTGCGCCTGCATCAGCTGCTGTTCGCTGCCGTCCCACACCGTGGCGATGAGTTTGGGCTTGGACTTCGCCTGCATCGTCGGATTGTTGGGGTAGAGCTCGGCAGTGCGCTGCAGGACATGCCGGATGCAAATGTTCGCAACATAACGATCGTCACGCTTTTCGGATTTGGCGATCTCAGGCCATTGCCGGCCTTCGCAGAACTCCATGTTCTCGCGCATGCGCTTGAAGGGCATACGCCAGTGGCGCTTGGCGCGCTTGACCCGGTCCTGCCAGCGGTTGACGAGTTTGCGCCGAGGTTCGTCCGGGGTCGGTTTGTCCCGGTTGACGAAAGTTTGGTCCTGGGTGACCAGCTGGTTTGGGTCGATCCCCATACTAGGCTGCGCCAGGACCGGTGGTCCCGGACCTAGCATTGGGGGAGGGGCACCTAAATCAGACATTTTCGTGCCCTATCCCCGCAGCCCCGGCACGAAGACGTAAACCCCTAGTAACAATACACAAATCCAGGCAATCCACGGGCGTCCTGCCACATATGGCGCCGCCGGCGGGGTCAGCGACAAAAACCAAAGGAACATCGCGACGACGAACAGCACCAAGACGATATATGGCGCCGCCAGCGGGGTCAGCGACAAAAACCAAAGGAACATCGCGACGACGAACAGCACCAAGACGATCATCACCAGCCTCCCGAGGCGTAACCCAGTTTCACGCTGCGCTCGGCCTGCTCGCGCTGCATCTTGAGCCAGGCATAGGTGTTTTCGGAGGGGCGATCGGCGGTCGGGTCCTTGGGCTGGCTGGCCCCGACCTGCAGGGTCAGGCCAAGCCCGATATAGGCCAAAGTATCGACAAAATCGTCGTGCGCGTCGTAGGGGAACTTCAACATCTGGTCCCGGGCGGCCGGCCACCAGGGCGCCCGCTCGGGAAAACGCACCCGGTTCATGCTGAGACGGCCCTGGATGCTCTGCGCGCGGGTTTGTTTATCCGCGATCGGCTGCATCTCGATGAGGCTGCAGAAAGTATGGGTTTCGAGCATGCGTTTGCGCAGAAACGGCCCGATGGATTTCGAGATATGACCGCGCTCGGCCCACCAAAACAAAGGCTTATGCGCCTTCATCATCCTTAACATGCTCTCGACGGTCTGCTCGGCGTTCATCTGCCGCCAGATCAAGTCGGGGAGCACCCAAATCAGGTCATCCTTGTCGATCCCGACCACCATCAGGCAGGTCTTGTCCGACCCTTGCTTTAAGGCGACCGCGTGGTCGGAAGCGGCGTAGCAGCGCAACGAAGAGGGTAGATCGTTGGGCCGGTATGTATGGAGCCAGTCCACCGAGAAAAACGTCCCGCCAGCCGGGGAAGGCCGCCCTTGGTATAGTGCCGAAAATCCCCGCACGTCGCGGCGCTGCAGGGCTTGGAGATAGGTCTTGCCAAAACGTCCGGGCCACAGGGGCTCCCCCACCTGGCGGCGCAGCGGGTCCTTCCCGTCGTCGAAGGCCAAGGCGGGCAAATCTATGATGCGCCACTCGGCGGCCTCCTCGGGGTCGTAATAGGAGTTGTGCGGGTCGGTGAGACGGCCGATCAGATCATCTTGATGCCATCTGGTATTCGAGGCGACTAAATTATCAGCGATGAAGTTCTTGGTGCGATTAACTTCAATATCGAAGACTTCTTCAACCCCCGTTTCTTCGATATATACTATGGGATCAGGAAAAACTTCTGAGGTAAGCCGCGGCGGCTTCGAGTGCTTCTGCTGTTTTTGACCTACTAACCAGCCAGTTACAGGTATTGCAGAGCAATCCTCTAATTTGCCCGGTTCCATAACAGTGGTCAACGCAAAGGGTTCGAGACCAATGCCGAGGGGATTTTTCACCAGGAGGTGTCTTGCAAATAGCGCAAACCCCGCCCTGGCTTTCAAACAGCGCATCGTAATCGTTTTGAGAAATACCGTAACGGTGTTTGAGGTGCGCCCGACGTGTGTTGCTGTGCGTGACCGAAGGCGGGCGAACGCCCTCTGCCCAGCGTTTCTTGTTGTAATGGGACATGCAGAGCCCCTGACACTTGGCGGGCAAACTGCATCCATCTTCCGCGCAAAGTTTTCCGCTCCATTTCCCCCAGTGACCCGGAGGATTTTGTCGCCCTTTTTGAGCGTATCCGTTCGCCGCCATTTTAGTGCTCCGTCAACATCCACGAGGAACGGGTGCCTCGCATTTGCCTTGACGACGCTACCGGATTTCGTCCTAATTGTGAAGACTTTATCAGGACCTTGGTTGGCCCAGTTCAGTACGGTTTCAACCGTGATACCTTCCGTGTCTCGATCATACGTCGCCACCCGATCCCCGGGGCGGATGTCCCGAAGCGGTGTTTCTACGCCATCAGCCATCATGACCGGCGTGTCGCCCGTCATGCACTGGATCAGCATGATCCGGCCGGTCTCGTCCATCAGCCGAGAGGCGATGACCTGGGTGAACCAGGTCCAAAGGGTGTCTCTGATGGTCGGGCTGTCGGCCTCCATCCTGTCTTTGATCGGGTCGTCGATCACCAGGAGGTCGCCGCCGCGACCGGTGGTGGTCCCGCCGCGGCCGACAAAGGCGAGGATGCCGCCCTCGGTGGTCTCCAAGCGATCGCTGGCTTTACTGTCGGTCTTCAGGGTGGTCCCGGGGAAGACTTGGGCGTAGGGCGGCATCAACATGATGTCGCGCACCGCCCGGCCGATGTCTTGGGAGAACTTCTCGTTATAGGTGCCGAAAATGACCGATTTATCGGGGTTTTTGCCCGAAAACCAGGCGGTGAACATCTTGCTGGCGAGCTGGGTTTTGCCGTGCCGAGGCGGCAAGTTGATGATCAAACGCCTGATCCGGCCCGCTTCGAGCTCTTCCAAGGCGGCGCACATGACTTCGTGAAACCGCTGGACCTCGTACCGGCTGAAATCCGGGTC